TGAGCAGAAGGGCATGCGAGTATCCGTTATCACTCCCTCACGTTTCCACGCCGGTGAGCCGCTCGAACAAGCGCCTCCCCCTTTCCTTTGTCTGCCCGAAGGCGAGATGCCACACTCCTTGCACCTCCACCTTCCGCTCCCGGCCCTCGTAATCAGCTGGTATAAACCACTTCTTACGACGCTTAGGGGCCAGGAGCTCCCTTTCTTTCTCCCACAACCTCTTGGGCCTGTAACTCAGGGCGCTTTTATATCGGCGGACGGTCTTCTTACTTAGAGAACTGATAAAAGTTCTTGAAGACGCCCACTGATTTGTCCTGCGCCCTTTGTTAAAGAGAAGCTCGTAGAGAGCTATTCTCTCCTCATACGAAGTCTCTTCGGAGACTTGTATGAGGCGGTCATCCAGAGGTACACTACGGGGCGGAGGCAATTGATAGTACCAGCGTTGAGTACGGATCTGCTTATAAACATTGGGAATCCATGACGGCATCCCCAGATCCTCCATACGAACGTGGTACTTCTTGCAGATACCGCTACGGCTAAAGGCGTCCATCCACTTCGGGCCTGCTTTCAAGCAGGCAGTGGCCAAGTGACGTAGTCCATCAACGGTATAAGCCTCGCCCCCCCCCCTCCGCAGGTTCTGGACCTCCTTCCAGTCTTTTCCTTTTCTTAAGAAAGTCGTCGAGTTGATCTCGGCAACTGCCTGGGAGACACAAGTCTTCTGGGCATTAATCCTAAACCCAACGGGGTAACGGTTCAGGACATCCCTGCTTGTGCTCGAAATCAGGCAATCGTCACCGTTGACCAAGATCGACGACTCGGACCCTCTGGCTGCCCACTTAGCGGCGCAGTAGCTTGTCAAGCAAAGGAGTGGAAAAGAGAGGTAGGTGCCCATCATCTGCCCGAACGTCACCTTGGAACCGCGTACCGTAGGGTACAACGACTCGCAGGCGAGTTGTTTCACACGACCGGGGATCGACGTGGCGCGCGACAATATGACCCCAAGCAGAGCTTCGGTCACATCCAAGCGCAACCCGTCGGTTGCTCCCACCAAGTCCACGGAGGTTTGCCATTCGTGACGGCAAACTCGCTTAATCCGTGAACTTTTAGGTGGTCCCTTCAATAGCCATCCTGTCTTAGACAGTTGATCGTAAATGGCTTTATGGAGGGGGCCAAGGAGGTCGTACTCGACGGAAGGTATACCCAGAGGGCGTACCTTCCCGGCACTAGGGACCTCCTTATAGCGGAGCCGGAATCTGCCTTTAACAGTAGAAGGCATTCGACCCAGTCTCGTGGCGACCTGAAACTCAGTTCTGTTACTATTGTTAGACCACCAGCCAGAGCCCGTTGTTAAGGGCTCCTCCCTTGCGGAGGCTGATGGTATAAAACTTTCACAGAAACTGATGTAGTTCCGGTCCCACCCGACGGGGAAGAAGCGTCGACACTGTCTTCTGCAGAATTCCCGGAAGTGGGGGGTGGCCTCAGGGGGCGTGGCTTGGCAGGCGTTGGCCTTCCACGCAGGGAACCCTGAGGGGGGGGGGTGTTTCTCGCAAGTGAGATTTGGGAGCGCTCTTTTTATAGACGATAGTGACTGAGCAAAGAGCCACCTATCGTAGCGCCCCAACCTTACGAGGCGGGGAAAAGGACCGTCCCACCCGAGCTGGGCTCGGGGGAACGGAAGGGGGAAGGGTTTCTCCCCTGGGGGAGAAAGGAGGTGTAGGAGATACTTGCCAAGATCGGCGGGTCCTAGGTCCGGTAGCTCGCCTTTTGCCAGGCGAAAGCGAATCCGAACGACCTTCAGGCCCGACCTTATGGTCTCCTTAGTACGACGCTCGTTGACCGAGCAAGTACACCGCACATTGGTGCGACGCTCGCTGGTCGAGTATCGTACAGTTGGAGAGGGCACCGTCGCCGGTTTTATCCCTCCCGACCATCGTGCTGGTTCACGACAATGTACCATAACTGCAAAGTTTCGTCGTTAGACTTCGGAGCAGTATAGCACAGGTATTTTGCGCAGGTCGCAAAATAGCC